GATGCCAAACGGCTGAAGGCGCTGGTGGAAGTGAACGCGAAGCTCAAGCGCCTTTTGGCAGATGCCATGGTCGATAGCGTGGTTCTGAAGGATCTGCAGGGAAAACCCTGACGACACCGATGGCGAGCGGCGGGACGCGGTGCTGCGTGCGAGGAAGGATCATCCGATCTCTCAACGCCGGGCCTGTGTCCTGGTCGGTGATGATCCGAAGACGGTGCGGCGCGAGAGGCCCGCCGATAACCTCGAAATCCGTGAGGAGATGCACAAGATCGCCGAGAAGCGGCGTTGCTTCGGCTACCGGCGCATGGGCATCATGCTGGAGCACAAGGGCATGATCATGAACGAGAAAAGGCTCTATCGGATTTATCGGGAAGAGGGCCTGTCGGTGCGCCGACGCTGTGGCCACAGACGGGCGCGGCAGCCGATCCCCGATGCCAGTGCCCCTTCAGCCATAGCAGCGTTGGTCGCTGGACTTTCTGTCGGACACAATCGGGGCCTGCCGGCGGTTCCGCATCCTGGCGGTCAACGACGATTGTTGCCGCGAGAACCTCGCCCTGATCGCCGACACCAGCATCTCGGGTACCAGGGTGGCGCGGGAACTCGATGCGTTGGTCAGGGTCTACGGCAAACTGGCCTGCATCGTGTCGGACAACCGCACCGAGTTCGCCAGCAAGGCCATCCTGAAATGGCCCAGCGAGAACGGCGTCGCATGGCACTACATCGACCCAAGCAAGCCGCAGCAGAACGGCAACATCGAGTACTTCAGTGGCAGTCTGCGCGACGAATGCCTGAACGAGGAGATCTTCGACGGACTGGCCGATGCCCGGCGCGATTGCCCAACCCGAAACCGACCACTATCAAACCCAAAGACTCTCGTCATGAACGAGGGACGACCCAGGGGGTAGATCAACTGAAATCGCTTGTGAGCCTGTAGCGGAAAAGAAGCCAGCGGTCGAGAGTCCCGAAATTGCCAAGGGGCTTAGCAATTTGCTTGCGGCAGAGTGCGGGATCCCTGCCAATAGCAGTGCGTGCCGTATGGTTTCTAGCCGCCGAAATAGGCTTTTAAACCAGTCCTTTCATTGGAACGGGCAAGACCTCCTGACTACCGCAAGTACCAGTTGGTGCAATCTTACATGATTGTGGGATGGCGTCAGGTCCCGGAACGACCGACCTCCACCACCAGTCGCTTCACGTTCCCTACTCCCCACTTTCCGCCACGCCTTGTCCTAATCCCTCGAGTAGCCAGTTCTGCGGCAATTGCCCGCAGCGACGTATGTCCTTCGGCACGGATGTCCGCGAGCACCGGCACCAGGTCCGCCGCGAATGCAGCCGCATTGGCCGACACCGCCGCCCTGAGCGCCACCCCGCCTTTCCCGGCTCGCCTTAGGCTCTCAGCCCCATTCGGGTTCCCTAGCTTCACCCCGCGCGTCTTGGCGACCGCCAACGCCTCTTTCGTCCGCCGCGAGATCGCCTCCCGCTCGGCCTGGGCGACCAGGGCCATGATCCCGACGGTCAGGTCGTTCGCTTCTGGCATGTCGACGGCCACGAACTTCACACCGCTGTCCCGCAGAGCCAACAAGAACGCCGCATTCCGGCTGAGCCTGTCCAGCTTTGCGATGACCAGCGTTGCGCCGGTGACCTTCGCCAGATGCAGCGCCTTGGCCAGTTCTGGCCGGTCGGCCTTCCGCCCGCTCTCGACCTCGGTGAACCGTGCCAGAACCTCGGCACCCCTGGATGCCGCAAAGTCCTCGATCACGTGGCGCTGTGCTTCCAGCCCGAGCCCGCTGGCCCCTTGCCTCGCGGTCGAGACCCGCTCGTAGGCCACCAGCCGCTGTCCTGCCGCCATCTCCGCCCCCTGTACACACCTGCCAAACGTTCGTTGCGCAGATGTGTACACCGAGTGGCGAGGGGGTCGTAGCGCCAAGTGGCGAAGGAGGTCAAAAATAATAGCAAGAACAATGCTCTATCGAGTTGATAGGTGTCCGCGGTAGAGCGAAGCTGATCACACGGCAACTCACCAGCCCGGAGGACCGGACGATGGCCCGCGAGACCACAGCGACAAACGACAAGGCCCTGGACGCCTTCATCTCCGAGAAGACCGAGATCGACCGGCTACTCGCCGAGTTGGCAGCCCTGAGTGCCGACCACTTCCACACCAGCCCGGACGAGATCACCTGGGGCCACGTCGGAAGCGCCAACCACATCCGCGAGCGCTTGCAAGAGATCGCGACCTTTGCCACCGGCAAGGGCTGAACCCACCGGCTGGCCCTTGGACGGCCCGCACAGCCCCACAGCCCGCCGCACGCGGGCGACAGTCTCGTAGAAGGGCTGGCATGCCGCTGGCCCCGACAAGGAGGCCACAATGGCACGCAACGTGAAGACCCAGGAAGATACTGCGACCGAACCCGTAAAGGCACCGGACGCCGCCCCAACCACGCCCGAGACCGCCGCGCGCGCGCCTCGGCCCGGCAGCAAGCTCGCGAAGGTGATTGACCTGCTCGAAGGCGAGGCTGGCGCCACCATCGCCGAGATCATGACCGCGACCGGCTGGCAGCAACACACCGTGCGCGGAGCCTTTGCCGGATCCATCACCAAGAAGTTCGTTCGGTCGCTCACCTCGGAGAAGATCGAAGGCCGCGGGCGCGTCTACCGGATCGCAGCACAACAAACTTAACTCGGGGGTGGGAAATGATCGGAAGATGCCGTCCCATATTGGTCGGCATCTTCAGCTTTTGGCATTGTCACGCTCCCGCCGACATCCAGATCTGCATAGTCGAAGTTGTCGAGGACCGATTGTTGCCTGATCCTGACCCATCATCAACTACAACGTGAGCCCTGGTTGCACATCGGAATGTTCGTTTTCTGTGGGCGCGATAACGTCATTCAACCAATAGATGTTAGGAACCCTTGACGGCATAGATGTGGACCTCGGAGTTTTCACGTCCAGGTAGTGGCCCATAGCTGAACTATTACCTTTTGATTGATTGTATCAAAGAAGGCTGATCGTAAACCATCTGTTAAGGTTTTCTGTCTAGTTCTTCAGACAGCATGGCAAGTCTGGTGGAAAACATGAACTCAGTGGAACTAAGGTTGCGAGCTTTGGCGGCGGCGAGCGCCGCACGCTTCGCGGGCTTTTTGGAGACCGCAGAAGCACTGATGGCCATCGCGGGCGAGAGTGGCGGCGGGCGAGACGCGTTAATGGTAGATCTCCAGCACAAGGATGCGATAGCCTGGTGCAGTGAGCGGGTCGGAAAAAGCATTTGAGCACGGTAAATATTCTTTAACCAATACGTGTCCCTGTTGGTTCGCAGCATTCGGGGACATCATGAAACCACTTAGCGAGTCGATTCTTGATCTGTTAAAGGTCAGTGCCGCAATTGCAAGCGAGACCCAGAGCGAGCGGCTGGCGGAGGCCACAACTAGAGCATTGGATGCCATGGGCACCGATGGCCTGATCGGCGCAACAGAGGCATGGGTCTATCAATCCATTATGCAAGGCATGGTGCGAAGCGGTGCGCTGAAGCTCGAAGGCCACGGCAGCATTGAGCAGCGGATTCCGTCGCAAGGCTAGTTGGCCGACGACATATCGCAAGATCAAACCCTTATTGAAGCTGACAAACTGGACGGACGCTAGCCTTCAAAGGTTGGCGTCCGTTGCACTCATGATCATCGTACCGTCGGCTTGAAGCCGTGGCGTGTCGTTTGGGGAGCCAGGCCGATCCACGCCGGTCAGAATGATACGCGTGATGGTCAGCGTTTCTTGGGCGGGTGCGCTGATCGTGGCGATCCGGGACCTTGAGGCAGGGGTCAGCCCGATCTCGGCCATGTAGCGTCCCATCAACTCCATCTGCCGGTTGGCGATGTTCAGCCAGGGCGACTGCTGGACGTAGCCCGACGGCGTCTTGAAGAGCACGGGCGTCTCCTGAAGCTTCCGTTCCGCTTCGACCCAGCGCCCATAGGCCTGGCAGTAGGCCGCGAGCACCGCGCGGTCGACGACGGTGATGACACCCATGCCGACCAGCGTGTCGACCAGCCGGTGCCATTCCGCCTTTGCCTCCTCGCTCAGATGATCCGGACAGTCAGGCGCACCCTCTGGCGGCTTCGGCTCGGCATGGTTCCAGGCCCGCTTGCCGCGATTGCCTTCCATCCGGCGCCATGCCGTGGGCTTCTTCGGTGGTCCACTCATGGCAGCTGGTCCCGCAGCGCATTGAACACCCGCCGCACGGTGTAGCCGCGCAGGAGCGAGACAGCGGTGAACACCGAGGCCACCAGCGCGTTCTCGGCATAGCCGAAGTCGTGACCCAGGGCCGGGAAGAGAGCGCGTTGCACCGCCACCGAGAGCACGAAGCCGAGGAGCGTGCCGGTCAGGGTCTCGAAGAAAGAGGCGGCGCGGGACTGTCCGTCAGCCATCCTGGCCCTCCGAGCGTTCAATCGGCAGGGGCTCGGGTCCACTGGTCAACGGCGGATCTTGGGTCCGCGCAGCGATCTGATCAAGGTAGGCCGCAAGCGTCTGAAAGGCAGAGTCCGGCGACGTGCTGGGCTCAGCGGGAACCATGTGCTCGACCTGGCTCGTCTCTCGCCAACCCGCCTGGGTCTTCAAGAAGAAGATCATCGAGGTTGTGTCACCTGCCCGCGCCTTGTTGATCAGTCCCTGGGCGATGACGCCGATGGCCTTGGCCTTACCCCTTTTGTAGCGTGCCGCGATCTCCTCATCGCGCTGCATCATGGAATAGAACGTGCGCCTGCCGATGCCAAAGTAGTCCGCGACCTGTTCAGCCGTCAGCACTGCGGCAAGTGTCTCGACCTCAGCCTTCTGTTCGTTCGTGAGGGTGAAGGGCTGCATCGCCATCAGGCGGCCTCCACGGGGTACCGCGCGGCCCTGACGGTTGCGAAGGTCTCGCCAGTCGCCTCCAGCAAGACCTCCCGTCCGGTGAAGGCCTGCCAGCGCTCCACGGCGACGTCGATGTAAGCCGGATCCAGTTCTACAGCATGGCAGTGCCGCCCGCAGGTCTCGGCGGCGATGATGGAGCTCCCCGATCCCGAGAACGGCTCGTAAACCGCCTGGCCGGGGCTGGAGTTGTTCAGCATCGGGCGGCGCATGCAGTCCACGGGCTTCTGCGTGCCATGAACGGTGGCCGCATCCTGGTCGCGGCTCGGGATGCTCCAGAGCGTCGTCTGCTTGCGGTCGCCCGACCAGTGGCCGGTGGCCTTCTCGCGGACGGCATACCAGCAGGGTTCGTGTTGCCAGTGATAGTCCCCACGGGAGAGCACAAGCCGCTCCTTGGCCCAGATGATCTGGCTGCGGATCGCAAACCCGCATGCCACGAGGCTCTCAGCCACTGTCGTTGCATGCAGCGCCCCGTGCCAGACATAGGCCACGTCGCCGGGGAAGAGCGCCCAGGCCTCGC